TTATATATTTCGCTACAGGATATTTATAGTTCTTTTTGATTGTAGGGCGTACTGTTTCTCCTGTGGTTAGTAATTCATAATATTCTTGTAGTTTATCTAAATAAGCTGTTTCTTTCTTGTTAAGAACATCTCTCATAGCTAATTCTTCTGTTACTTGTTCTATCTTATCTATCATTATCCAACCATGTTTGCCTAGTTTTATCCAGTTGTGATTAGCGTTATTAGTAACTGGCACCCATAACTTACAACCACATTCTACTTCTTCTGCTTTACCTGTCTTTTCGTTAAAGACTTTCTTTTTAGAATAGCATCTATCATTAACGATACCTTTACTTGCAAAGTCTGTATGAGTTAACGGTACAGTTACTTTTATTCTTCTTCTACCTACTGTCTGTGTTTCTTCTTTCATTAACACCTCTCCACATTCTGGACACACATATGCTTGTTTACGTTGAGACCATACAGCACATGGTCTTTCATCATAAGATAGTTTTGCTACTTCCTTAGACATTATTACATATATATTTTCAGCTCTGTTTCTATTTCTTAATCTGCCTTCTATATCTAATAATTCATCTAAGTTATGAACAGTAAAGATTTTAGCATTAGGAACAAATCTTGTAAGCTCTTTCTCCCAGTTCTTTTGTAGATGCGATGGACACATTATTAAGCAGTTTAATCCTTTGTTTCTATTCTCATGATGAGTATAAGTTGCGGCTGAAGCTATAAGAGTTTTACCTGCTCCCATTTCACCTGATAAGATAGTAGACTTATTGATTCTCCAGTTATTAGTGATTGCTTGTATCATACTCTTTTGAGCTTCGAATAGTTCTATCTTATTTTTATCATGAATAAAATCATCTATGTCATTTACATATTGATCATATTTGTCTGTTCCTGGAGTGAATTTAGGCTTAAAACTAGTTTGTATCTTCTTAGCTAAAAATTCACCAAACATATCTAGATAATCATTTAATCCATGAATAGAAGGTAGTAATACAGAAGGATTATTATTCCCTGCTATATTTATTTCTCCTGTTCTTAATCCATTAGATATGATATCTACTAATAATTGTCTGTCGAATACTACTTTATATGCATTCATATCATCTTTAACACCATATACTGTTAATTCTGATACTGCTCCTTCTAACATTAGTCTTCTTTTGATAAAGCCTTTCCATTCATCTAATAAAGGTACTGAAGAATATTTTTTAAGCTTTTCAAATAATTTATCTTCTATTGTTTCATCTTTAGTCGTATATATAAATAATTTATAATCTTCTCTTAATTGATTTATTGTTATTTGGTCGTCTTGATATAGTATAGTATGGACATAATCACTGTTAGATGTCTTTTTAGACATAGTTTTATATTTTTCATTAGAAGAATATGCCCATTTAGCACTTCTTAAAGATATATATACTCTGTTTTTACTTTTGTTAAGTACTTTTATTATATCTTTAGTTGTAGTGCTAAAGCCTATCATAGATATAAATATAAATTCACCACTATCTTGGTCATAGATTGTTTTATCAGTCCATGCATGAAGTGTGTGATCTATATTTATTTTTGAGTACTCATTGAGTTTATTATACATATAATTCCTCCTTTTAATTAATACTTACGAAATCTCCATCTGCTGTAAAAGCATTTAGTTGAACCATATTAGATATAGTATTTTTACATGTTACAGTATTAGTTTGACTATCTCTTATTTCTTCTGAACTTACTGTTTTAACAGTCATACCTTTTATTACATGATTAACTCCTGGGATTTCTTCTACGATACCATCTAACTCTCCACTGGTTAGTATTAATCCTATTTGTCCTAGGTTAAATGGCAATAATGGACTCGTATCTTTCTTTGTTTTATCTTCATTAAAAGATTTATGAAAGTCATTATATAGTCCATCATTTTCTATTATATCTGTTAATTCATAAACGTCTATTACAGAACCTCTGAATAATTGTACTTCTAATTCAGGGTTAGCATTAACAGTATACTGTCCGTCGCAATATCTTCTTAAAGAATCGAATTCTATATTTAACATTCTATCTAAAGCATCTGCATAATAAGGATTACTTCTTTTAATAGCATATATAGTTATTAGCTTTTCAGTTTTATCTTTATGTGCTATAACCATTACTTCTACGAAGTTCTTTGCTATGAAATACCACATATCATTATACATTCTGTAAAATGGTACAGTATAAACCATTAATCCTCCAGGCTTTAAGAATCTATACGTTTGTTTAAGCATTGCTTTTTCATTAGCTTCTTTTATAGTCTGATTAAAGTTATGTTCTAATTCAATTTGTGGTCTTGGTTTTAAGAACAATATATCAAATACTTCATTACTTATTTTAGAACCTCGTAATGTACCTATTATAGTTTTGTCTATTTTCTTTTTAGCATCATATATTCCATATTGTTCTTCATCTAACCCATAGACTTCTGATACTGAATTTCTTATGCATCTAGCAAAGTTACTAACATTGGTTCCATCTCCACATTGTGGATCAAATATCTTTATATGATCATCTGCTCTAATGGGCTCACATATTGTACTTATTAAATCTGTTCCAATTCTATTTTCACCTGATTCATATGTTTCTTCTAGAACATATCGTATTGCGTTACCACTAAGTTCATTATCTACATTTGTACTTAATATACCATTGCAAGTTTCAAGTACTTCTAGTAGATCTTCTATTGCTTCTACTGTCTTAATAGTTTCTAATAAACCTTCTAATTGCGTTCTCATATTATATGTTGAATTATAAGTATAAATTTCTATATCTTTTAAATACTTAATCATAAGTTTGATATCGTTAACAAATCTAGACTTGCATTTAGTGAAATCTACATACTTATTTTTCTTTAAAGAATCAGCATATGATTTAAGAGAAAAGAGCTTTACTTTAAGTAAGTGTTTTACATAATAATTATTTACTTGCATAGTTACCTCCTTTAAAAATAGTTGTAAAAGGCTACATAACTGTAGCCTTTATAAATTTATGTGTATGTTTTTGCTTAACTGCTTTGAATTTGATCTTGTTGTCTTTTTTAAGTTTAGACTTATAAGTTTTATAGACATTAGCAAATACTACTAAACTTACTAGACCGTCACCAGTTAAAACATCTATGAATGCCATTTCGTTTCCTCTGCTATCTTTCTTTTTCGATACTTTTTGAATATATCCTTCTGTTGTATAGTTATTATTTATTTTTATGTCATCCAGATCTATTCTAGGTAAAGTATTGAATTTATTTTCTGTATAAGCTACTCTGTACAGTACTTCTTCTACTTCTGCTTGAGGTGCATAAGGTTGCAGTATTAAATCTTTGCTTATCTTTATATCAGATTGAGGTTCTTCTTTACGTAACTCACAGTAATACTCATAATTCTCTACGGGGTCTCCTATTGCTCCTGATAATATCAATGGTATCATAGCTTTCTTAGAACAAATTCTTTTTTCAACGTTGTCATGAATTTGTTTAACCAATGGTTCATCAGATGCTTCTGGCATTTTATCATAAATTTCATCTAACGCTGCTTTAGAGAAACCTGCTAATGCACAGAAACCGATTCTTATTTTATCTCCTTCTACTGTAAAGTTCCATTTAGATTTCTTTAAGTCAAGAGGTAAGAATTTTACACCATTAGATACAGCGTCTAAATATAATTCATACAATTTACGTTTCTTTTCTTCTGTCTTACCACTTTTGTTATTATAATTACATGTAAGAGTCGCTGCTATAAACTCTTTAATATGATGTACCTTATAATAAGCTGTTATATAACATATTGTAGCATAAGCTATGGCATGAGACTTATTAAATGAGTATTTTCCTGAATCTAATATCAATTTAAAGATATAATTAAATGTTTCGTCATCCATAGAACCACGTACTAAGCTGTGTAACTTTTCTTCATAAGTCTTTATCTTATCGAATTTCTTTTTAGCAGATGCTTTCATTAGGTCATAACCTTCATGAAGAGGCAATCCCATGTTAGAACATACTGCCATTAATTGTTCTTGATAAATCATAATACCACAAGTGTCTTTAACTACACTATCATACATAGGATGTATTAGCTCAATATCTTCTTTACCGTTTAAGACATTGATATATTTCTGATCTAACTTAGAAGAAATACATGGTCCTCTGACAAGTGCTAAACAGTTTGCTAACTCTTCTATGCTATTTGGTTTTAATTTATACATTCTAGACTTATAAGTGTTGGATCCAATTTGGAATAGTCCTGTAGTATTTCTAGAACTAATTAATTTCCATACTTCTTCGTCATCATAATTGTCAAATTCTATATCAAATATATCGCCTGTTAGCTTTTCACATTCACTTATAATATTTAATGTATTCACAAATTTGTTAATTTTTTATAATTTCTTTTATTAATTCTTCAGTAATTTTTGTATCGTACTTTATTTGTACTAATTTTATATTATGTTGTTTAAGCAATTCTTTTTTGAGTTGATCTCTTTTTTGTGATCTTCTAAATGCTTCTTTATCTTTATGAAAAAATGGAATATATTCATAATGTTGTTTACCGTTATACTCTATACATAAATTTTTATCTTCTATATAAATATCTAAACGCATATGAGTTCCTTCTTCTGTTATTAGCCAATCAAAGGTTTTTTCTATAGATATTTTATCTTTATCTATATATTTATAAAGATAATTTAGTATTTTTTGAATGTCTACACTCATCCAAGAATTATTAAAAATATATTTACTTTCTCCATCTGATATCGCTAAAGATATATCTTCAATAGAATCATAATATGCTGAAAATGCTTGATATGTAAAATCGCATTCTTCATTTATTAATTTCGAAGATATAAAATCATACTTCATATATATTTTTTTTACTTCAGATAGCATATAATCAATACCAGGTTTTACTTTTTGAGGAGTTAATTCTAGCTCTTTTAATAGATTTATCCATCCTCCAAAATTTTTATCTATATGGCATTGATTATATTTCCCGTACTTCCTATATAATGAACTATTTGTTGTATGATTTTCTATACAAAAGTTATATACATCTTCTTTTACTTCTTCTGGAGTGATTTTAGATGCAATATTTAATGGTATATTTAATTCGTTTAAAAAATTAGTAAAAGAACCAAATAATCCCTTAACTCCTGTTTTACTATATTTTGTTTTCTTTTCAAATAATTCACAAGTTAAATATCCATATTTTTCATAAACTTCTTTTCCAGCATCTAATAATTCTTTTTTTGTATTTTTAGATGGTTTATTTTTAATATTGAGTTCTTTACATATTTTTTTAATTCCTCCATATTTAGTAAAAAAATTATTATAATCAGATATTTCAAACGTTGTATACGTTTTAAATATATTTTTATTCATATTATTTTCTATTTTATATATCCTTAAAATTTCAGTATATACTTCTTCTTTTGAATATTTAGGTTTATTCACTTTATATCACCTCATAAGTAAATTACCTATAAAATGATATCCATTATTATAAAGAAATTATAAAAATGCTAGGTCATTTCTGCCTAGCTCTCGTACTCTCGTACGAAGTTCAGACTGTATCTTTTTACGTGGGGTTGTCGTATATAATTACTCGTATACGATGGAGATATTCTCCCAGTCGTTGAGGCGGATCTTATCGTGCCTGCTGATTGTCCCTATTTCTTCGATTGTTACGACTACAATAATTACAAAATACTGTAGGTGTACGAAAAACTTAACAGGTCGTACTTCTGTACTTTTCCAGCATATAACCCACTACATATGAGAGGGCAGAATCTACCCTAAATAATCGTATTTAACTAACTTTTGACTTTCTGCCGCATGTAAATCAAGTGAAGTTGCATTTAATTCTTTGTCTACTTGTCTTATCATTGGAGCGACATCTATTATATCTGTATCTGCTATTAAAGTACCTGCTGCATGTATAGACATATGAGAAGGCAAATTCTCTAACTTCATGGCCATGTCGAATAAGTCAGGATATTTCTTTTGCCATTCTTTAAGCTCTGGTATATATTCTAATGATTCTTTAATAGATAAATCTGTTTTCTTATCTTCAGTTCCTTCGATATAATAAACTTGTGGAATTAGTTTCGCTATTGTGTCTATTTCTTTTAAATCTATTCCGTACAATCTTCCTACGTCTCTAATTGCACTACGTGCTTTACGTATACCAAAAGTAGATACGGCCGCACATTTTTCTATACCGTATGTGTCTATAGTATATTTAAATAGTTTATCTCTACCTTCACCACTTTCACAGTCCAAATCCACGTCTGGAATTGAACCTGTTCTATAAACAGATAGAAATCTATCAAATAATAAATTATACTTAATAGAATCTATCTTCGTTATTCCGATTAAATAAGCTACTATACTACCACACACTGAACCACGTCCTGGTCCTGTTTTTATTCCGTCTAATTGAGCATTGTTAACTAAATCTTGCATAATTAAGAAATAAGAATTAAATCCTAGCTTGTCTATGACGTCTAATTCTGTATAAATTCTACTCACATACTCACTAGGATTTGTTATCTTATATTTAATTTCGTCTAGTCTTTTAAAGCATAAATCTTCCAAATACTCTTTCTCACTATTATATTTATCTGGCACTTTGAATTTTGGTAGATTTAATTTATCAGCTTTAAATTCTACAGTTTCGCATTTACTATTAATTACATTTGTATTTTCTATTGCCTTTAATATAACGTCTCTATCATATAATTCGCTATCAAAACTTCCGACTAGCTCATCATAACTCATCATATAATAGATCTTATCTACATACACAGACTCATTTTCATTTTTTGGTGCTTTCATTTTTCTGTTTATTCTTATATGAAAATCATGAGTCTTCCAGTCTTCCTTGTTTACATAGTGAACATCATTTGCTGCAACCAATGGTACATTCATTTCTTCTGACAAATAAATAAGTTCAATGTTAACATCTATTTGTTCTTGAAATTCTCCTGGCTGTATTTCAAGATAGAAATTGTCACCGAATATAGATTTGAATTTATTTATATATCGTTTTGCTCCTTCTATATCTTCACGTAAAATTAAGCGTGGGATTATTCCTCCCACGCATGCAGATGTACATATTAAACCTTCACTATGATTTTCTAAATATTCCATTGTAGTTCTAGGGACTTTATAGAAGTTATTTATACTAGCATCTGAAGTTATCTTTAATAGATTTTTAACACCTGTCATATTCTTAGCTAATAATATTAAATGTGTATTAGTCTTTTCTTCTTCCTCTTCTTCTGGTTGAAGATAAACTTCACAACCTATTATAGGTTTTATATTATTATCTATACAGGCATAATAAAAATCATACATGTCTGCTAGCGAACCATGATTTGTTACGCATACAGTTTGCATATTTAATTCTTTTAGCTTATCGAC